GTGCGATTGCGCTTTACTTTAAACGCGTTCCCAGCGCCGCCGTCCCCCCCTGTCTCCAGGTGCTACGCCACGCCGGCTCTCTTGATGAGGGGCAGTTCGTTGCCTTCCTCAAGGGTGTCTCGGTTATCTGCGCCGCGCGTAACCTTTCGCACGGCCAGGGGTGGTGGACCTACCTCTGTGACCTTCACGTTCTGGGGGGCTATGACACCTGTCTGAATCGCACTGACGTCCTCTCCGGCTACGATCGTGTGGCCGGGGCAGCTCGGCCTTCTATTTTGTGCCCGCGCCTTGTTGAGCTTATTTCCGAAACCGTTCGTCTTATTTCCGTTTCTTCGTCTCCTGCCCCGTCTTTTGAAGAGTTTGTCGAGTTTCGTGACGCCTGGGCCTTGCCCGGGGCGTGTACTATCGGTTCCCCTGCTAAGCTTCTGGTACGAGGCCAGCCTCGGAGAGTGCGCGGTAAGTTTGCCAACTTACTGGCTACCCCTGCTCCCGAGTTGGCTCGTGACGCGGTTCGGCTTCGCCCTGCCTTGATATACCCTTTTCGCAAGGCTGATGAGCCGGCGAAGACTCGCGTTGTACAGTCCTACGACACCTACTCGTATCTCCGTTGCTCCTACCTGGATCATTTTTTTACTTCATACAATGGATCCGGGACCCCTTGGACCACTCTTGGACTGTCCGCCTCGGGCAGGTCCGAGATGAACGCTCGCATTGCCGGTCTCCTCTCTTCTCGCGATACTTACGGTGTCAGTATTGACCAGTCTTCTTTCGATGAGGCTCAGTCTAAAGACGCCGTCCGTCTTGCCTTGTCCTTGCTCTTCGACCACGCCCTGGCGTCCTGTTCCCCTGCGGCTCGCCCCGGACTTTCGGCCCTTCGCGACGCCGAGCTGTACTCCTTCGATCACGCGGAGGTATGGCGGAAAGACGGGGCCCGGGGGCCTAGAAAGATCTGTTCCTGGTTGCAGGGTGTGCCGTCCGGACACAAATTCACTGGCTTGATCGACAGTATCCTTAATCGAGCCGAGACTTTGTGGGCTGCGGAAAAGTTAGGGGTTCGCGTGTTTTTCGGCGCCTGGCAAGGAGACGATTGCGCCTTGATCGTTGATAGGCTTACTAGCGCCTCGGATTGGGCGGATGTTTTAGCGCGCAAGGGTTTAGTGGCGAACCCTCTCAAGACTGGGGTTTCTGCGCAGCGCTTGGAGTATTTGCACG